GGCGGTCAACAAGGCCACCAACCTGTACGGGGACGACTGGCTCTCGCACCTTCCCGCGGAAACGCAGAAGTACGTGCAGAAGGGGCTCCCCACTGCCACGGGCAATGCCGCCCCCGCCGTGCCTTCGAGCAGCGACGCCACCGGGAACACGGGGCTGCCCCCGCTGCAGTTCTCCAGGGAGGCCTCCCAAATCCAGTCCGTCGTCCTCGAACAGCCCACCGTGGACTTCAACGTCCTGTTCCCGGACGTGATCAACCCGGACGGGCTCGACGAGGTGCCGTGGTACTCGGACAGGAGCCTCGTCACCGGCAACCCCAAGGTCAGGGGCTCCGTCACGCCGGTGGTCTTCGAGATCGCGCTCAAGGGAAGGGACGTCGAGCTCCTGTCCGACAGCTCCGGCGCTCCGATCCAGGTGCAGCTCAACGCTTCGATGAAGAACTTCAACGTGGCCATGAAGCACGTCTTCACCCCGCAGCGCACCCGCACGGGCTGGCACATAACGATGTGGGGGATGCAGGCCGACGTCATCACCGGCAACTGCACGACCGGCGTCTTCATGAACCAGTTCGGGCTCACGGACTTCTTCAGCACCGCCGTGGCGGACGACCAGGTCACGCAGCTCGTGACGAGCGGCTTCAAGGTCTTCCAGTCCGGGGCGGGGAGCTTCCCCGACCTGGCCGACCAGCGGGCGTCGGGCGTGGTGGAGGAGAGGCTCATACAGGACGACACGACGTTCTACAACCAGCAGATCAGCCTGATAGCCGGGACGCCCGACCCAGCCGAGGCGTTCCGCGTGGCGGCCCAGGACGCCTTCATGGAGTTCCTCCTCATGTTCAAGAACAACGGCATCTACTGGCTCAACAACCAGGGCGGGATGTGGGGGAAGAAGGAGCAGGTGGGGGTGGACGAGTGGTCCCCCGAGGTGGCGCTCTCCGCCACGGCCAAGAACGCCCGGAACAACGACGTGGCGACCAGGGGGACGGTGATGATGAAGTTCAGGGGTTCGACTTATAGCGGATACTTCAAGAGTCTGACTTGGCAGATGGATGCCCAAAATCCATTCAAATTTGATTTTAATTTCGTATTTCAGGTGGAGAGGACCTTGGGATACATGTTTTCCCCAGCGTGGTAACTATGTATTATCCAAAGAAAAGCGAAGCTCTCAAGAGAATGTGGAAAAACCTCAGCCAGGAAGAATACAACCACAAAGTTTCTGGTGTTCGGGCCTTGGGAGTCAAACGTATCATCAATCGTATTGGTTTACGCTACGGCAAACTAACTGTTGTTGCCTCTGCTGGTCAAAACAAGCATGGTCAGCTCATGTGGGAATGTGTTTGTGATTGTGGAAACAGAATCCCCACCATCGTTACGGGAAATCAGTTGGGCTGTAAAAAAACCATTAGTTGTTCGAATTGTGGTAGGAGTAGGCAAGGTCGAAGGACTCACGGCAAAACAAACACCGTTGAGTATAGAATGTTTCAAAGAGTTAAAACAAGGGCTAAAAGAAAAGGCATGGAATTCAGCCTGAAATTCACAGATATTGTCGTCCCAGATGTTTGTCCCGTTTTCGGAACCCCGCTCAAGCCCGGTACTCATAAGGATTACGACTTTAGTCCTTCTTTGGATCGTTTGGACAACTCCAAAGGATATATCAAAGAAAATGTGTGGGTTATAAGCAAAAAGGCCAACATGATAAAAAACAACTCCACGCTTCCTGAATTGAGGGCTTTGGTGTCCGCCTTGGAAAGGCGGCTAAAGGAATAGCATGGCAAGCGCACCCACATTCCCGTCCGCCATAGTGAGCGCTAAACGGGGTCCGAACGTCGGCACGCTCCCGTCCCCGCAGGTCCTGGACTTGACGCCGATAGACCCGCCGCCCGCCAACGTCGGCAGCAACCCCAACGATGTCAGCGACATAGGGATAAACAACCCCAGGGTGAGCGCCGTCCCCCCCATGCAGCTTCCGATCCGCGGGGAGAAGCGCTTCATCCCGGAGAACGCCACGGCGATCGCGGGCACCAGCCTCGCCGCCACGTCCGACTTCTACGTCACCGCCGCCAAGCAGGCCTTCACGGACTACGTCGCGGTGGTCATCCCGCACCGGGGCGTCAACCCCAGCAGCGGGAAGCCGGACCCCAGCTTCAATGCGATCTACAGGTTCCTCATCAACCCGCAGACCGCCCAGGTATCCAGGAACACGGAGGACTCGCAGACGTTCGCCCGCGGAGGCTGGCAGTTCGGGCTGTGGGGGGAGGGGCTCGTGAGGGTGTCGATGACGGGGCACACGCCGGGCCAGTACTTCGCCGATGGCCTCACGGACGACTACGCCTACCTGACGGAATCCTGGCGGAACCTCCAGCAGCTCACCATGGTGTACGAGAACAACGGCTACTGGTTCGAGGGGGAGGAGGCCGACGAGGGCCCGCTGGCCCCCGGCTTCACGCGCAGGCGCATCAAGAAGCACCAGGACCTCCGGCTCATCGTGGGCAATTTCATATGGAGCGGGATGTTCGACGAGCTCAGCGTGACGCTGGACGCCGACCATCCGTTCCGGGCGGAGTTTACCTTCTCGTTCCTGGCATGGAAGGAAAGGCCGAGGCAGGGCTCCCCGTACAGCCGGTGGGGGATACAGACCAACGTGGAAAGGGGGCATTCCTACGGGGCGGCATCGTACCAGGCGCAGGAAAATCCTTCTTCGGACTCCAGCACGGGGCAGATTACGATCCTGCCGCTTTCCGGAAGCGGGCTTGCCACGGGCCTCCTGCCTCCGTCCGTGTATTCTGACGTCGCCCTAGAGGGCGTTGCCACAGGAGGCACCAGCACTCCCACTCCTAGCTCCATCATGTTCAATCCAGGGGAGTTCATACCGTTTATAGTGTAGGCATTATATGGCGAATTCAATTCGCAACATCTCGCAATCGGTCCAGGAACGGGAGATAATCAAGACAGCGCCCGACGTCGTGGTGTACCTGGAGGGACGGCCATACCTCATAAACCCCTACATCAACTCGAAGGACGCCAAGAACCAAAGCGACGGCCTGTATACGGTGGTCAGCTTCAACGACTACCTGGATTCCTTCACCGCCTCCTACGACGTCGACAACCTCGTGCCGTCCGGCAGCTTCAGCCTGTCGGTCCCGAGCGACCAGAAGTACCTGTTCCAGGCACCGGGCGGGAACAACGTCATCGAGCCCATGATGCAGGTGCAGGTGTTCGCCAAGGGATACTTTCCCTCCCAGAACGGGAATACCCTCTATTACCGTGTATTCAAAGGACTTGTATCCAACATATCCCACGCCGACACCGGGACGGCACTCCAGATTTCGGTCAACATGGTGGGCATGCTCCGCTTCCTCGACGTGATGTACATCGACTTGGCGGTCGCCCTGATGACGAACTCCCCCAATGCTGTCGTTGCGATGAAATCCAACCAGGCCGACATGAATCCCTACGTGGCCCTGGCGAACACGTTCCTGCGGTCCGTCACTACGGAGGGCTTCCAGCTCAATGCCGTGCAGCAGGCGTCCCTTAGCAAAGGCCAAAACGACTGGGCGGACGCCGTCCAGGCGGGGTACGTCAACAGGTGGCAGACGACGCTAACCAACATAGTGAGGGACGTCCGCATCCTTGGGTACGACTTCAACAAGGCCGTCGCATCGGACTACGATGCGGCAACCCTTCCGGACACGCTCACCCATACCCCGGACGATGCCAAGGGCATGGCCCCCAACAAGCGGTCGTCCAGGAATACCCTCGCGCCCAACATGTCGCCGTCCGAGGCCGTGGCGGACAAGTTCTTCAAGGCCGACCTCATGCGCAAGTACCTTCCCGAGATGGCAGTGGGGCAGATAACGCTCCTGGACGGGAAGATAGTGTCGCGCCTGGAAAGGATTCGCACGCTCGCCAACCTGCTCGGGTACGAGGGCTACCAGGACCTCGATGGGGCCATCATATTCAAGCCCCCGTTCTACAACCTGGACGTCACCGACATAGGCACTCCGCCCTCCTCCCCCGGTTCCACCGGCTCCGGCACCCCCGGTGCCGTCAGCGCCGCCAGCTACATCCGGGAGGGGGCCAACCCGTTCGTGGTAAGCCTCAGCGAGATAATATCGGAGTCGGAATCGGAGGACGAGGCGGCGGTGACGGCCACCCGCATGTCCCTGGAGGCGAACTGGATGGCCGATTTCCAACTGCAGACCCCGTCCAACGGCCTGCTCCCGGTGGTCGAGCACATCGACATCCCCAAGCTCTGCAAGTTTGGCCTTCGAGAGACGCCAGCCCGCCAGATGCCCTTCATCGAAGCCGGGGACATAATCGGCCTGTATACCTATGCGGTGAGCGAGCTCAACCGGGCAAACCGTGGGTACCGCACCTACAACCTGTCCATCCCGCTGCGTCCCGAACTGCGGCTCGGGTTCCCGATGTACATCCCCCACAGGGACATGTACGGATACATCAAGAACATCGGCATCTCGTACCAGCAGGGGGGGACCGCCACGATGCAGGTAATGCTCGATACCATCCGCAAGCGCCCCCTTTTGCCGGGCATCCAGACCATAAAGGGGTCCGACGGTACCGACAGGCAGATCACCACCTATTCCAGCCAAAGGAACCTGGTGATGCAGTGGACGGTGCCGCCGTCCACCGACGAAACGGGAGCATTGAAGTCATTGCCCGCCAACAACACGAGCTGGCAGAGCCCGGGCTGGCTGAACCCCGTTTCCCAATCTTCCTCGACCGGCGACTCGGGGGCCCAGTCCACGGATCCTGCGGTCCGGCTCCTCGGGAACCCCGCCACCCTCCCGCAGCCGTCGAACTCCCCCTTCGACAAGGAGGAATGGGAGTACCTCATGCACAGGAAGGAGAAGCTGGGCTCCCTATGGGCCACGAGGTTCGACACCAGGACCAAGAGCTTCCGGGTCCAGAATGACAAGGCCACTGCCGAAGACCAAAAGCTCGACGGAGGATCGAGCATCCAGGTGGGCCAGCCGTTCTTCCGCAAGGAGAACTGGCTCCAGAACGGGATAACCAAGACCTACTGCACCAAAGTTCTGACCTGCCAGCCCTACACGGACGAGAAGGGATACGAAGTCGTGACCCCGTTCCCGTGGGGAAGGTGGCTGGACGTCAACACGGCGATCAGCGATTCCCGGCTCGGAGTGCTCCGCGCCAATGCTAACCCGCAGGCGGCGGGGAGCGTCCGGGGCGTGAACGTCTTCCTGTTCGCCGGGCTGGTCTCGCCGAGCTCTGGCGACGCGAGCACGGAGCTGAGCAACGCGCTCAATGCCTCCCTTGCCAGCAGCACCAACGGCACATCGAGCATCGGGTACGACTCGATAGAGATGGACTCGGTCATTGAGCTCCAGACCCCCAAGCCGGGGGACGTGGGGGACGACACGAGCCTGGTGGACAGCACCCAGCCCGACATGGCGAAAAGCGGGCAGGGGACCAGTCTGGCGGACCGCCTCGGCGTGTTCGTCACGGGAGGAAGGTCCCTCCCCAACGTCCAGGCACTGCAGGGGACCAAGGGCACCGCGACCACCGGCAATCCCACCGCCCCCGCCCCGCCGGTCCTGCTGCAAAACTTCGGCCAAGGGGGTAATGGATAGGCATGCCGATACCCGGAAGCGTCACCGCCAACTACAAGGATCCCATGTCCCAGCACACCAGGGACATGGAGGAGTACCGGGTCTTCATCGGCACGGTCATGTCCGTGGACTGGGAAAGGCACGTGTGCAGCGTCGAGGACCTCCGCACCAAGGTCGTGTACCGCGAGGTCGGGCTCCTCCCCTGCACGCACAGCTCCTACGAGTCCACCGACGTCCAGATGCCCGAGGAGCTGTCGAAGTGCCTCTGCGTGCCCGTGACCTACGTGGGCGGGCACTCGCAGATCGCCATCCTGGCATGGGTCGTGTCGGACGCCAAGCGGGCGCTGGACGCCATTGCCATGAAGGAGTTCGAGGGCATACCCGGGCTCAACGAGCGCAAGCGGGGCAACTTCCGCAAGGCCTACCCGGGCCAGCGGGCGTCGTCGAACGTGGAGGGGTACTCCGAGAGGACGAACGCCGGGTGGGAGAAGTCGTCCCGGGGGTTCGACAGGGAGACGGTGGACGCGCACCGGCGCACCTGGCGGCAGGTCACATCCCGGCACGTCAGGTACTCCGACGCCGGGATGTCCTTCGAGGGCCCGGCGGTGCGTCCCGACGCCTCCTCCGTCGTCCCCACGGTCATGCCGGACGGCAGCCGGGAATACACGGTCTGCCTCCAGCCCGGAGCCCGGACGTCCGACCGTTACCTCAACGGTAAACAGGACGTAGTGTCCTATTCCGAGCGGGTTACGAGGGTCCAGGAGTTCTCCCTCGACTACCCGCTCCCCCCCGAGGTCCTCCAGACCGACCTTCTCGACAGCGTGCTCGGCACGACCGCCGACCCGTGGCAGCGCACCTCCGTGAGCACGCAGGGGAAGTTCCAGGTCGACGACCAGACGCACTTCGCCGACCAGGACTTCGACCATCCCACGGACAGCGGCGGCAAGCCCCTCGGCCCGACCCTCGGCGAGGGGGCCACGCCGCGTCGCAAGGGGTTCATCCTGGAGCGCAGCGAGGGGACGCTAGTCGGGTACAACCGGTTCGACAAGGGCACGTACGGGCAGGTGCTCAAGCCCGTCCTCTCGAAGCTCGAACGCCTCGGGAGGTTCGGGGCGGACTTCGAGAGCGGGTACAACCCCGTGGCGGACTCGGCGGACCATGTCGAGGCCCGCCTGGCCGCCTCCTGCCTTTCCGTCCGCTTTCCGAACGAGTACAGCACCACCCGGTGGGATGTGTCCAAGGAGGGGATGCTCACCCTGGAGGTAGGGTCGACGCTGCCCAAGGAAAAGATCAAGTTCTCGGGGGGATACGAGCACCCGCA